CTGCCTTACAAGCAGGATGTCGGCGGTTCGAAACCGTCCATGCCCACCGAGGGTAAGTAGCAGGTCAGGGGCCTGTCGGGGTGATCTCCGGCAGGCCCTTCCTGTGCTCGGAGTCCACATCGAATCCACATCCCCACGGGATCGCAGATTTTGTGATCACCCGTACGAGTGACTGGACTACCTGCACCAGACACGTAGAGTGGCTCAAACGAGAGGGGCAGGCGTGTCCTCCCCCACGCGCGCCTGACACGCGCCTCTCGCGGTCCTGTGGGACGACTCCTGGGGAGGAGGGCGCTCACAGGCAGAGGGCCCCCACCGCGCAATTCGGTGGGGGCCTTCGTGTACCCCAACGTAAACCGCCCCGGGACCGTTCAGCCCCGGGGCGGGACGCCTTGGCAAAACCTTGGCGTCTAACGGCCGAATCAGGCGGACACGCGTACGCCTCTGACCGGCCGCTCCCTCGCCGCCCGTAGGCGGCTGTCTGATGATTCCCCGCCGCTGGCTCGAAATGCAGGCGAGTTCACCTACAGACTTCATGATCCCCTATCGCCAGGGTCGGCAGGGTGCCGATGCCTGCCCCACCCCCCGACCGCGCTCGCCTCGACGAACGACGGCTCGCCTTCGGGGACCGGCTCCGCACCGCCAGACGCCGTGCCGGCCTCACCCAGGAACAGCTCGCGCTCCAGGCCGGGATGGACCGGCCGGCGTACTCGGAGATCGAGCGGGGCCTGCGGGATGCCCGCCTGTCGACGCTGCTGCGGATCGAGGGCGTCCTCGGGGCGGAGCTGGGGTTCGTGGATGGGCCCGCCGCCGCGACGGGGGACGTGGACGGCGGGCCCTGACCGCCCCTACGGCAGGGGGCGGCCGCCTCGGCGCCGGAAGGTGCGGCACGGCGCCGAGGGGCTACTTCCAGCGGACCGCCGGGGTGACGTACGGGTGCAGGTGCTCGACGCCCTGGCCCTCGTGTCCGACGGGCTGGCAGCAGTGGAGGCCCGTCTTCGGGTCCTTCAGCCAGCAGTAGCCGCCGAGTCCGGGAGGGCCGGGCGGGATGTCGCGGGCGGGGATGATGCCGGGCTTGGCCACTACGCTTCTCCTTGCTCGCAGGCGGGGTGCTGGTAGACGCCGACGCTGCGGTTGTGGGCGCCCCAGTAGCCGACGGCCAGGCCGGCCCGTATCGCGTCATCGTCGAGAGGTAGGCCGCACCACACGCAGTGCGTGGCCTCTCGCTGTCCGGGCGTCAGCTTCCACACGGTGGGCAGGGTGCGGGTGCTCACGGCCGGCCCGCGGGGGTGAGGTCGTAGGCGCTGCGGCAGGGGGCGCACGCGTACAGGTCGGGGGCTCCGGCGCCAGAGCCCTGGTCCGCGGTGACCTGGACGAGCAGGGTGGTTCGGCTGGGGCCCTGATGCCACGAGCAGTAGCCCGCGGTGGGCCTGTCGGTGGTGGTGGGCGGGCGCGTAGTCTTCGCCATGTCGACTCCAGTTCAGTCGTCCACGCCCCCGAGCCCTGCCAGGCTGCGGGGGTGCTACATGCTGTGACCTTACCGCGCCATACCGCGACTTGCCGAGGGTTGGCGCGGTCGCGCGGCATGGTGCGGGATCCTACGTTCGCCGTATGAGCGTGGATCTTGACCGGACGCGGCCCATCTGGCGGCAGGTGGCGCAGTACGTCATCGACCGCATCAAGGACGGCACGTACCCGCCCGGCTCCCGGGTGCCGTCCACGCTGGAACTGGCAACCCTGCTCGGCGTGGCGTCATCGACGAGCCAGAAGGCGCTCGCCCACCTGCGCGCCGAGGGCTGGCTCCGCGGCGAGGTCGGCCTCGGGGCGTTCGTGGTGGACGAACCGCCGACCGGCTGAGGGCATGACGAAAGGCCCCCTCCACCGGCCCCGAAGGGCCAGCAGAGGGGGCATGCCCGCACCACCGGGTCTACACGTCCAGATGCTCGAGATACGGCTGAGCCCGCGGCGGAATCGGGCGAGGCGCCGGCGGCTCCAGCTTCGCGCTACGTATGTACGAGACGAGGCTCCGGCGGTCAGTCACCAGCCAGGCGATCGCGGCACCCTGCCCGGTCAGCTGCTCTTGCTGCTGAACCTGCCGGGTCTCCAGCCGCTTGATCTCCTTGTCCATGCGGGCGGTGACCGCGGTGAAGTCGTCCCTGCGCTCCTGCCGCCGTGTTCGCCGGGCAGCCCGCCCCGCCAACGCCGCACCGATCCCCGTCACGGCCGTCAGCCCGCCCTGCACCCACATCTCCACCGTCATGCGCTGCTCACTCTCTTCACGCGCGGGGGCTCACGCCAGCCAGCCGTCACCCAGACGGGCACGCAGATGGCTCCCCAGACGAGCGCGGCGATCCACCCCCTTGGAAACTCCCCCATCACCCAGGTGGCCAGGTTGCTGCCGATCCACGGCAGCACGATCAGCTGTAGGGCGGGGAAGCCTGGCCAGTCCCAGCCCTGCGGCAGCCACGCCGAGACGGCCGCGACGAGGCCGGTGGCGATCCACAGCGAGCCCCATACGTCGAGCGGCAGCCGGGCCAGCAGCGGTTCGAGGCCGCGCTGTTCGGGGGCCGGGGACACGATCTGCGCGTACCCGTAGAGGCCCCAGACGGTGCCGTAGCTGAGGAGGATGGCGCCCCGGCGGCCCAGCCTCTGGGCGACGCGCCGGGCGGCCGGGGCGAGCATCAGGCCCCCAGGATGCTGCTGGCGGGGTCCTTGGCCGCGGGCAGCGTGGAGGCGGTGCCCTTCCGGCCGAGGTGCTTGGCCACCCACGACTTCGCCGACGCGGCCACCAGCGCCACCGGGGCCGCCCACCACACGGGCACGTCGGCCAGCTCGACGACGACCAGGCCGAGCGCGGCCTCGGCGCCAGTCCAGCCCGCCCGTTCGGCCATGTCGAGTACGAACTTGCTGGTCATGGCTACTCCTTGACGTCGAAGCCGCGGCGCTTGCCGAGCTTGGTGAGCGATGCCTTGCCGGGGATGCCGTCGGCGTCCGGGCCGGACCAGCCGCAGCGGCGCTGCCACAGGCCGTACGCCTCGACGGTGGCCGTCCCGAAGTGGCCGTCGGCGAGCGACCGGGCGAGGAGGCCCTCGGCGACAAGCGCGGTCTCGACGACCTTCACGCCCGCGTACGAGACCGGAGTCCCGCGCTTCGGCGGGTCGCCCTTGGCGGCCTTCACCAGCTCGGACAGGTCGACCACCGGCCGCCCGGTCGCTGGCGGAGACGGCTCGGTGGGCGCCTTCGCGAACGCTGGCCACGAGCCCGGGTCCTGGTGGTCGTTCTCCGGCACGTGCGCGTGCGCGTACCACCCCGCCTCCTCCCGCCACGTCGCCTCACTGCGGCGCGGCAGGAAGTTGATGGGCTTACCCATCGGCCACACGTCCGGCACACCCCACGACCGGATCCACGCGTTCAGCTCCGCCCACCCCTCACACGGGGTGTCTGCCAGGGTCGCGTACACCTTCCCGTCGACCCGGCAGTGCGGGAAGAACAGCGCCTCCACCTGGAGGACGACCTTCCCGGCCCGGTTCGTGCGCGTGCCCCCGGCCCTGTCGGCGAGGCTCTTGGAGCGGGAGGTGGCGGGCAGGAACTGGACGATCCGGCCGGTGAACGGGTCCCACAGGACGTGCGGGGCGGCCGACTTGCCGCTGCCGGAGAAGTACGAGCGAAGGCGCTCGTAGGGCACGAGATCCTTGGGCGCCTTCGGGGTGGCGTTGACGTCCCAGGTGATGTGGGCGATGGCCTTCGGGGGGCCGCCGTCGGTGGGGGCGTGGTCGCCTATGTCGAGGCGCTGGGCCCCGGGCATCCAGAGTTCGGGCATCACACACGCTCCGGCCAGTGCCAGGAGCCCCCGGGCGGCATGCCCGCACCGTCCGGCTCGTAGTGCGAGCAGCTCTGGTTGAAGAACATGCCCTCGGGGTTCAGCACGGCGAGCGATACACCGCGCCCCTCGGTGCCGGGGTGGACCGCCGTGACGATGGCGGCCCGGCACTGCGACGTGTACTCGCCGCCCGGCGTCCCGTAGCTGACGTAGTGGACGGTCCGCCCAACGGACGGCTCTGGCTGTGGCATGGGGCCCTCCCGGGCATGAGAAAAGCCCCGGCCAGACGGCACGGGGCGTACGGGGAGAGGAGCAGCGGATCAGTCCTCCGGGGCGCCGATCCGCACGGGCCGGATCATGACCGTCACGTTCCGGCCGCGGTCGTCGTGGGCGCCGGCCGTCTCCACGAGCACCCCGTTCGCAGCGCCGGGGCCGTTCGGCCACGCCTCCAGCTCGGCCAGGACGAACGCGCGGACCGCCTCGGCCTGTTCGGTGTCGCCGTGGTTGTCGGCCGCCTGCACCTCGGCGATGACGTCCGCCACGAGGCCCTCGGCGCGGATGGTGAGACTCACAGGTGTCCTCCGTCAGGTGATGTCGGTGGCCGTCGTGTTCGGCGTGACGCTCAAGTCGTTGAGCTGCGAGGTTGCGTAGGTGCCGCGCCAGTCGTTGCCGTACCGGGAGAGCGTCGTCACGGTGTTCGTCGCGGAGAACGCGTAGGCCGCCTCGTTGCCGGAGCCGTGGGGCCTGACCTTGTTGCCGGACACGTTGATGCTGTCCGCGCTGGTCGACAGGCGGATGCCGTACGAGGTGTTGTTCGCCGCCCGGCTCGGGCTCCGGATGAAGTTGTCCCGCAGGTGCACGAAGCTGCTGGACTGCACGAGGATGCCGTTCTCGCCGGGCTCCCGGACCTGGTTGCCGACGACGTTCGAGTTGCTGTTGTCGACGATCGTGATGCCGTGCGAGGAGCAGGCGTACACGTTGTTCCCGGTGATCGTCAGCGTGTTGCAGTCCTCCGTGCTGATGCCGGTCCCGGCGACGTTGGCGATGATGTTGTCGCCGACCGCGATGCGGCTGCACTCCTGGAGACGGATGCCGTTCTGGGCGGAGGTTGAGCCGTCGATGACGTTGCCGGTGATCGCCACGTTGAGGATGGTGCCGGTGGCCTCGCCGAGGCAGATGATCGGCTCGTCGTAGGCGAGGCCGCCCCGGAAGCTGTTCCCGGAGATCGTGATGTTCCGCATGCTCTGCGACGCCCCAGTGGGTGTGCCGTCGGGGAGTTTGGTGTCCTCGGGGTCGGACACGATCACCGACCTGATGCGGACACCCGATCCGCAGCTCAGGAACGTATTGCCAATGACGGTCGCGTCCTCCCAGTTGTACGCGCTGACCGCGTACTGAAGGATGCCCTCGAAGGAGTTGCCGATCACGCGGATCCGGCGGTGCCACTTCGTGATCGTCGCCGAGTGGCTGCCCACACCGCGCGGCCACGCGGTCGTCCCGGCCGTCCCGGAGGCCCCGAAGTGGCAGCCGATGACCAGGACATCTTCGGTCGGCGTGTGGTCGTAGGGGCCGAAGCCTCCGAAGACCGAGGAGGACTTGGCGAGGTCGAGTTGGACGGCCTCGGAGAAATCGCGGCCGCCCGGGTCGACGTAGCCGCGGAACTTGCAGTTCTCGATCAGCCCGTGGGAGGTCGAGTTCATCTCCACGGCGTGAAAGCCCGGCAGGTCACGGACTTCGAGGTCGCGGATGACGATGTCGGTGGCGTGCCCGATGGAGATGCACATCGCGCTCGCGGTGAGCCCGGAGGTCGTACCGCGCATGTTCCACAGGCCGCCCTCGATGACGATCCGGGAGTGCCCGGTGTACCCGCCGAAAGCCTGCCCCGCGTCGCCGTTGATGATCATCGTTGCGGCGACGTTCCGCCGGAACTCCGCCCCGGCCATCAACGTCAGCCGGGTGTTGCTGTAGATCCGCAGCGTCGCGCCGATCAGGTACACCCCGGGCGGGACCAGCACCTGGGCGCCGCCGACGTCACGCGCCGCATTGAGGGCGAGCTGGATGCCCGGCGCCGCGTCCGTCGTGCCGGAGGAGTCCGCGCCGAAGTTGGTGACCTGGAACGCGGAGCGCTGGTTCATGGACTCCAGGCGGCCAGCCGTGATGTCCATCCCGGCGAACCACTGCTCAACGGGCGTAGCCACAGGGAGACCCTCCTCTCTACAGGGATGCCGGCGGGCGCCGGGCGATGGTGACGGGCGTGCCGGAGCCGTGGGCCATGACGACGCCGTTGACGGAGCGGGCGCCGATCGTGAACGTCTGCGGGCTCGACGTGCCGCTGATCGCGGTCGCGGTCATGTGCTCGCCCCCGACGTCGAGGAGGATCGGCATCTCGTTCGCGTCGGTCGTCCACCGGGGCCCGGCGGTGATGGCGACGGACAGCGTGAGGTCGTCCGCGTCGATGCCCGCGGCGAGTTCGCTGCCGTCGGTGAGGGCCTTGGTGGGCTGGTAGGCGCCGACGACGATCCGGAGGTCGTCGATGTACACCGCGTCCTCGCCGCTCGACGCCGAGTTGTCCTTGGCGTAGCGGAACAGGACCGTCGACTTGGCGGTGACGTCCACGGTGAACTTCGTCCACCCGGTGGTGCCCTGGGCGCGGAGGACTTGGACGCCGTCGACGAGGACCAGGAGCCGATCCCCCTCGAAGCCAGGCCCGGACGACTCCGAGGAGGTGCGGTACCAGAACGAGAACGACGTCGCCCCCGTCGGTAGGGTCACCGCCGCGTCGCTCGTCTGGTTGTTGGCGATCGCTCCCGACCGCAGCGACCACGAGCCCGAGTGGAACTGCGCGCTCGTCCGCGTCCACGGCAGGGTGCCGCCGCCGGTGATGGTCACCTCGTAGACGCCGTCCTCGAACCCCTCGTGGAGGACGTTGACGTTCGCCAGGTCCCACGGGCCGCCCGGCTCGCAGGTGAACGTCCGCACCCACGTGCGCGGCAGCAGCGTCTCCGTCCAGCCGGTGACGAGGAGATCAAGATCCCCGTACGCGACGTGCCCCGGCAGGGACTTGATGCGGATGACGTCGCCCTCGCGCATCGCCAGGACGGCAGGGATCAGGTGCGGCGCCCGGTGCAGCTTCACGGTGACCGTCGGGTAGCGGGCGCCGTCGTACGTGCCGTGGTGCAGCCGCCAGTAGGCGATCGGCTCGGCCTGGACGTCGTCCGCCAGCGACAGCGTGACCGAGTCGTCGTACAGGCCGATCCCGTTCGGCGGGGCCTGCACCGACAGCCGCCCGGTCTCCAGCACGGCGCGGGCCTCACTCCCGCCGTCGCGCTGCACGGTGCGGTCGTTGCGGTAGATGTCCGCCTCGTCGTCCGGCTCCAGCGGCGGCGCCAGCCCCGGCAGCCCGTACGTCAGGGTGAGGGCCGGGTCCTGGGTGTACAGCGAGGACCGGTCCCGGTAGACGAGACCGAGCCGCTTGCGGTCCTCCAGCAGCATCCCGCCGTCGGCCTCCGCGGCCGCCTGGAACAGCTCGGTCAGCTTTGCGACGCGCTGCGGGCCCACCCGCTCCACCGGCAGCTCGCCGGGCACGCGGGCGAACGGCACGCCCTCCTCGCCCGCCAGGCGCCGCATCCGCGCCCACGCCGTCTCACCCGAGTACGCGTTGTCGGAGCCGTTGTAGATGGTGTTCGCGGCATCCGGCATCACCGACAGATGCCCGAACGACCAGCCCTCCGTGAGCGCACCCCAGTTCGCGGTCACTGCTGTGACGTGCCCGGGCAATCCGGTGACGGTCTCGGCGAACTGGAGAGTGGACCCGTTGACGTTGGCCCAGCCCACGACCCACTCCATGCTGCCGCCACCGACGTCCTGCACGTAGAAGCGGAGCCGGTACCAGCCGTGGAACGGGTTGTCGGGGAAGCTCATCGCCTGGTCGATGACGTCGGTGCCGGAGACGTCGTACCCGGCGACGTGCGCGGACCCGGCGCGCATGCTGATCACCCAGCGGCGCACGGTGCCGGTGGTGGAGATGCTGAGCACCTCGGCGCGCGGCCCGGCGAGCGGCGGGGCTTTGTCGTCCGCGTTGTACACGCATTCGACCTGCCACTGTCCGTCCGCCGCGTCCGGGACGACCGCCGACAGCGTGGCGGCCGCCGTGAGCCGCGGCAGCGCCGACGAGGCAGGCAGCGTGTCCGTGGCCGCCCACTCCACGCCCGTCATGGCGGCCGGGGTGACGCCGGCGATCGGCGAGTAGGCGCGGGAGGCGAGGTTGTCCTCCTCCATCGGCCAGTACGCGATCGGGTTCCCGGACGGGATGCGGCGCCGCAGGGTGCTGTCGAGGGGCTTCTGGCCCTGCGCGAGGCGCCGCATGATCCCGGCCGCCGTGACGGGCGTCCAGATCGTCTTCGCCGCCGGGGTCCATCGCTGCGGCCAGTTGGAGATCTCCCCGACGAAGATCTCTCGGCGGTCGGCGATGCCGGCGGTCCCGGCGTACGACCACGTCCGGCCGGCGGAGTCGGTGAAGCCCGCCGTGCCCAGTGGCCGGGCGGTGAAGTCCGGGGAGGCCACCACCGTGCCGCCGATGCCGGAGCGGACCTCGGCCTTGTAGACCTTGCCGTCCAGGGCCTTGCGGGGCGGGGTGACGTCCAGCTGGCTGGGGGTGATCGTCAGCGGGGCGGTGCTGACGAAGATGCCTCCGGTGAGGGGGCTGGTCAGGACGAGGTCGTCGCTGAACTGGGTCCAGGGCCCGGCGATCGAGGTGGCCCAGTACAGGCGGATGGTGTCGCCGCCCGCGATCGTGGCTCGCAGCGCGGCCCGTTCGGGGAGCACGGGCAGGGCCCAGAACCCGTTCGGGCCGCTCGTGCCGTCGCGGCCCAGGTGCAGGTAGAGGGAGCCGTCCTGGATGCGCATGTGGTACGAGCGCTGCCCGGCCGCCCCCCACTTCCCGATCAGGAACTGGGCACCCGGGCCGTACCAGTTGGCCTCGCCTTCCCATCGGAGGTCGAGGTCGCCGGTGATGTCCAGCGCGGCGTGGTCGGGGGTGGTGGCGTAGTTGGCGGGCTGGCCGTCGAGGTCGAGGAAGTGGACGCCGTCGGGCAGCCACAGGCGGACAGGCGTGTTGACGGTGAGGTCGTACGGCGACATGGGGTTGCGGGGGGAGAACGCGCCATCCTTGTTGTCGATCATCAAGGGGACGTTCGCGGTCTCCGCGACGGCGCCCTTGTTGCGGATGCCGCGCGCGTGGACGATCGGCGCCGCAGTCTTGCAGCGGCCGGTGATGTCCGTCCACGACCCGCCCGGCTGGATCTCCACGCGCAGGCCGAGTGGGTCCTCGGGGAACGCCATGTCACCCCTCCTTGCCGAGGTACAGCTGAACGTCGCCGCCCGACCCGGCGCCGATCTTGGTGCGGAGGATCCCGACGATCGCGTCGCCCAGCTCGCCGCCGAGGTCCACCCGGACCAGACGCCCCCCGCCCACAGCCGCCCCGGCAGCGGCGCCCGCCATGATGGGCTGCATGCCGGTGGGGGCGGCCACGAGAGCCGACATCGAGGCGTCCAGCCCGGGAAGGCCCGCCAGTTGGGAGGCGGCCATGCCGGACAGACCGTTCAGCGCCGACCTGACGCCCGGGGTGCCGCCCGCGATGGCCTTCGCGAAGTCGCCCACCAGGGCCTGGCCCGAGTAGCTGGTGTAGCCCCGGCCGGAGAACGGACCGCGCTTGGCGGGGCTGAACGGGAAGTACTCCCGCGCCGCGCTGACCACGCTGGAGGCCGCGGACTTCACCGAGCCGAGCATGTTCTTGATGCCGGTGATGAACCCTTGGATCAGCGCCCGGCCGGCGCCGACGAGGACGCTGCCGAGGTTGCTCAGGGCGGACCTGACCCGGCCCGGGATGGTCTTGACGAAGGCGATCAGCGCGGTCGCCCGGCTGATCGTGGCCGACTTCATCGAGTTCCAGTGCTTGATCAGCAGCCCGAGGACCGTCCAGTTCAGGAACGCCTGGTAGATCCAGCCGGGGATCTGCTTCACCCAGTTGACGATGGCGTTCCAGGCGGCGATCGTCTTCGACTTGATCGTGTCCCAGTGCTTGATGATCAGCCCGGCGATCGTCCAGTTCAGGAAGAGATCCCAGACCTTCTGAGCAACGCCCTTGATCCACGACCAGACCGCGTTCCAGGCGGCGATCGTGAACGCCTTGATCTCGTCCCAGTAGGCGTAGATCAGCACGGCCAGGGCGATCACGGCGGCGATGATCCAGCCGACCGGGCCCATCGCGATGATCCACGAGGCCGCCATCGTCGCCGCCCACACCACCGCGCGGGCCGCCATCATCAGGAACGTCGCCGCGCTGGTGATCCCGGCCCGGACGACCGCCGCCACCCACGTAGCGGACGCCGCCAGAGCCGAGCCCAGCCAGGCCGCAGCCGTCCGCGCGGCCGACACCGTCGCCGCGACAGCCATCCGTACGAACGCCGCGACGCTCGCCGCAGCCGCCCGCACCCACGCCGCCGCCGCGCGGGCCCCCGCCGCCGTCGCGGCCGCCGCAGTGCGCGCGTAGGCGCCGACCCCGACGGCTGCCATCCGCACCCACCCGGCCGCAGCCCGGTACGCAGAGGCCGCCATCAGAGCGTTCACCGCAGCGACCACCCGGGCGCCGACCGCCCACAGCTTCATGCCGACGACGACCGTGCCGATCACGGTGGCCAGCACCGACAGCACGTCCGGCGGCAGCGCGTTGATGACACGCGCGAGCGCCAGCGCCACCTGCGTGGTGATTCCGATCAGCGGGCCGAGCGCCACCAGCAGATTGCCGACGGCGAGCGCCAGTTGGCCGAGCGTCGTACCACCCTCTCGGGCCAGCGCCAGGAACTGCGCGAACCCCTCCGAGCCCTTCAGAGACTGCGCCCAGGACGCGAACGCCGCCGACATGCTGACCAGTCCGCCGGTCATCTTCTGCGACGTCGGAAGGAACGCCTGAAGCAGGGCCATGAACCCCACGGCGAGGTTCTTGATGAACGCCAGGAAGTTCGACAGGGCCGGGCCCGACGCCGCGGCCATGTCCGCCGCCCACTCCTTGAAGCCGGCCGACTTCACCCCGGCCGCCACATCGTCAAGGAACCCGCCGATCGCCCCGGCCGCCGCCTTCACGAACGGCGTCAGCGACGGCAGCAGCGACCGGAGGATCTCGATGCCCTTGGTGAACAGCGGCATCGTCGTGCCGGACATCTCGTCCGACCAGCCCTTGTAGTCCCGCTTCAGGCCGATGAACGCCTTGGCCGTGTCCTGGGTGGCCGGCGGGAGTTCGGCGAGGGCATCCGCGTACGCCTTCTGCTTCTCCGCCGCGTCCGTCGCACCGTCCGCGGCGGCCTTCTGCGCCTCCTCGGCGAGCTGGGTGACTTCGGTGACCTTCTCCAGCTGCGGCTTGGCGGCGAGCTGGAACGCCTTCACCGCCAGCCCTGCCGAGACGGCCCCGGCCGCCAGGCCGAGGAGCCCGGTTGTGACGGCAGCCACGACGGGCAGCCCGACACCGATGCCCGCGACGGCCGGGCCGACCTTGGCCAGCGCGGAGACGGCCTGGCGCGCGCCCTGCCCGATCCGGCCGGACAGGGACCGGCCCATGGCCTCGGAGTCGGTGACGAACCGGCCCCGCAGGTCGCGGAGCTGGCCGTCGGCATCGCGGACCAGGCCCCGCATGGCAAGCTCGGCCTCGTTCATTCCACGGACGAAGTCGCTCTCGTCCGCGCGGAGACCCGCGACGAGTTCACCGAGGTTGAGCGCCACGACGCCGGCCTCCCTTCGGCTGGTTGGGTTCGGGAGGCGCGAAGCGGCGCTGGAGCCGGCACTCGACGGAGAGCAGGCCGAGGATGCGGGTCTTGAGCCAGCGCCAGGAGCGGGCCTGCATCAGGCCCGGGGAGGAGAGGTCGATGCCGTAGACCTGATGGAGGTCGGCCTCGATGAGGGCCCACTCCTCAAGGAGGTCGGCCCAGGTCAGGTCTGAGCGGCCTTTCGGGCGCGGCCGGTAGCCCTTCGGGTACTCGTACCACTCGTAGAGGCCCGTGGCTTCGTCCCGTTCGCCGCAGCCGATGAGCGCCGGGCCGCCCGATTCTGTGCCGCCTGCGCCACTTTTGGGTCGCCGTCCGAGTTCCAGTACTGCTCGGCGAGGTCGAGGCCCCCGGTGATCCACATGACGGACGTCATCGCCACGTGCCGGAAGCGGGACCATTCGAGGTGCTTGTGCACGTCGTCGTACGCCGAGCCCAGCGCCATCCGGTAGAGGTCGAGTTCGCCGGCGTCGTCGAGGGCCTCGCTGTCGAGCGGGGCTCCTCCCTCGGCCGCGCGGAGGCCCTCGGTCATGATCGTCTCGATCTTCAGGCCGACCTCGGCCGGAGGCGACGGGATGCGGAAGGTCCGCAGCTCGCCGTCCGTGCAGCGCACCGGGAGTTCCAGGCAGTCGCCGAGGAACTCCTCCAGAACCTTGAAGCCGCCCGCCATCAGGGGGTCACCGGGTTCGTGATCGGGGTGAGCGGGCCGTCACCGGTGAACGTGACCTGGACCTGGTCGAGGTCGCGGGCCTCGTCGTTCTGCGGCTCCCAGGCCGGGATCGCCTTGCCCTCGTACGCCTCGGGCAGCCCGTTGCGGTCGAAGAACCGGAGGTGGATCTTGTTGGCGGCGCCGTACGCGAAGAACGCGGTGCGGATCTTCTCGTGGACGGGGCTGTAGGCGGTCTCGTCCGGGGTGTGCTTCCGGTTGAAGGTCGCCACGACCTCCCAGTCCTGCCCGGTCTTGGTGTTGCCGCCCCAGCCCTCGTCGTCGTACTCGGTGTCGTCCTCGATGTTCGGCTCGGCCGTCCAGTTGAAGCCGGTGATGCCTACGCAGTTCTGCCAGTCGCTGCCGTCCTGCGCGGCAGACATGTCGATCTGGAGGCGCCAGCGGCGCGCAAGGGCGGTCTCGGTCGGCGTCGACATGACGCAGTCCTCCTACTCGTACAGGTGGGGTGAAGGGCGCGTCGTGCGCGCGTAGTAGTTGGCAGACAGCTCGATGCGCCCGTGGGCGTCCTGGCCCAGCAGGGCCTGCGACTGCCGCCAGATCAGAGACACACGGACCCCGCCCAGGACGAGGCCCTCCGCGTTGTGAAGCAGGCCGAACAGGTCGTCGGCAAGGTCGTCGACGTCGCGCGGGTCCCGGCCGCACCGCATGCGGGCCTGAATCCCGGTGATCGCGTCGCTGAGTTCGGTGTCCTCGACGGGGTAGGCGGTCAGGACGATGACCCGGTCAGGCTTTTCGGGCACCACCGTGAAGATGACCCCGGTCTCGTCGTCCTCGTAGACGCCGTCCGGCCGGAACGTGGCGAGGCCGGCGTCCGCGATGTGCGCGGCGAGACCGTTCAGGAGCTGGGTCGTGTAGCCCACGGCTCACCTCCCGGGCGCGTGCGAAAGCCCCCGCGCGGGCGGGGGCTCGGGATACGGAGGGTCAACCGCGGAGCCAGCGGGAGAGCGGCACGGCCATCAGCCGGAGCATGACGTCCCGCTCGGTGTTCATCGGCTGCTCCAGGTATTTGGCCTGGCGGCCGGGGAGGTGCTTCCAGGTCACCTCTTCGTGCTGCCTGACGGCGTACACGGTGTCGTAGGTGATCTGGCCTTCGAGCTGGCCGAACATGTTGACCCGGCCAGACCGTTCGAGGGTGCCTTCCTCCAGCGGGACGAGCCGCTTGGACACCCCGAGGGTGTGCTCCAGCGCCCGCTGGAGCCCGAGGGACGCTTGCGCGCGCCCGCGGGAGGTCCACAGGCGGCGCCCGTGCCACGCCATCCGCGCGTACTGCGGCACCGTCGCCTCCCTACTCCAGATGAATCTCGAAGTGGTCGGGCGTGGGCAGTCCGCCGCCGTCGTTCCGATGGGCCTCGATGACCTTCGTCTTCGTCCCGTCGGGCAGCGTGACCCGACTCTTGGGCGGCGGCTTCTCGATGGCGTCGAGCTGGCAGTACGCCGTCGAGGACGACACGACCTCGTCCCCGTCGGCGCTGCGGACGAGGCGGGTCTTCTGCTCCAGGAAGCAGCGCACGGCGACCGGGGCGGCGTACGTCGAGCCGTAGGGGCCCTCGCCCTGCTTCGCCTCCACGGTCACCTCGTGGCGGAGGAGGAACCCGGGGAGCTTCACGACGACACCGCCCCCAGTCGGAAGATGTCCGGGGTGAGGTCGTCGCTCCGGAGGACGTCCCACGCTGCTGGGGCGATCTCCCGCGCCGGGGATGCAGCCCCCGACGTGGCCGTGACCGACCGGGACAGCTGCGCCGAGCCCAGCCTGACAGAGCCCCAGCCGACCGCGGACGCCCCTGTGGAGTCGCCCAGCTCCCCCCACCACGACACCTGAGCACAGACGGCGTCGCGGAAGGCTTCCTGCACCAGCGTGTTGGAGGGGTCCCCGTCCTCGTCGACCTCGTACCAGCACAGCCGGATCACCTCGGCGGTGAGCATCCGCGAGGCGTCCCGCAACAGCTGGTCGATGTCCGAGGGCGGGGTCTGCCCGGTGTACGTCTGGTACTCCGCGCTGGTCGCGTAGATCCTGCTGGCCACCGGGCACCCCCCCTACGCGCTCGCGCCGATGAGCACGACGTCATACGTGACCGACGTGCCCGCACCGGAGTTCCCGATCCGCAGCTGGTCCGCGGTCCCTGCGGCCACCGCGTAGCCGGTGGCGTCCCCGGAGCCAGCGCCGAGAGCGAGGAAGGTTCCGGGCCGGACCGTCACCGTGTGGGCAGCGCCGCCCACCCAGCTCACGAAGCCGTTGGCTGCCGCGTTACCCACGATCACGTTGTTCACGTTGGCGTCGGCCGCCGCGACGTACAGCAGCTTGATCCGGGCGAAGGTGATCGCCTGCCCGAACGCGTCGCTGAGGACGCCAGCCAGGTCGAGATCCTCCGTTGCTGACGCGGCGAGCGTGCGCCGGTCGTGGAAGGCCTTGTCGGCCTTGCCCGCTCCCGTTCCGCTGGTCAGGTTGACCGCGCGCCGGATGGACAGGGGTACTGACCCGTTGGCCAGGTCCAGCGCCGTGGTGAGGTCGGCGCTGAGCGCGATGCTGTAGCCGCTGGTGAGCGTCATCAGGAGTCACCTCCGTACAGCTCGATGAGCTGGTCCTTGGTGAGCTCGTCCAGCCCACCGGTCTCGGGGGCGACGGCCTGGGCGTAGGCCACCCATTCCGCCTTGTTCGCCGACTTCGCCGGCCGCTCGGGGACCGGCTCCGGGGCCGGTTCGGGTGCGGCCGGAGGCGGCGGAGCCGGGGTCGGTTCCTTCTCCTCCTGCTGCTCGGGCTCCTCCGGCTCCGCCTCGGCAACGCGGTGCCAGCCGCCCTCACCCTTGGCCACCAGCTCTTCGAGTCGCTCCTCCTCGGCGCTGCCCGGCTCGGGCTGCACCCGCTCGGCGACATGAGCGCCCGCGCCACGCTGGTAGATGGCCACGCTCAGATCACCAGCCCGGTCATGACCGCGTGCGCGCGCTCGGCCCCGTACTTCAGGCCGATCTCGCCGTACAGCTGCACCTCGTCCGAGGCGCCCGTCTTCGCGAGCGGCTCCTCGAAGAACACGCCCTTGCCAGGCACGTTGAGGAAGACGGGCATCAGCTGCTCCAGTGACACCGCGGTCAGCGTGTCCTGGGGCATGTGCCGGTCCATCATCACGTTGAGCGTGCCGAAGTCCGTGACGATCGTGGTCATGTTGACACCGCCGACGTTGCGGCTCGTCTCCTGGTACTGGCCGTACTGGGAGGCGAACGCCTTGGTGACGGCGCGCTTCTGGATGCTGTTGCACAGCAGCGTCGCGGTCTCCTGCTCGCTGATGCCGCCGTTGTCGTAGGCGAGCTGGAGCAGGTCGTTGACGTGGTCGCCGGTCAGGGCGGTCGCCCACGGCTTCGTGAAGGCGAGGCCGGTGGTGGTGCCCAGGGTGAGCGCGGTGCCGCCGTTGGTAGTGGCCACCTTGAAGGTGTTCGCGTCGATCGCGTCCACGTAGTACACCCGGCCGGCGACGATGTTCGTCGCGGTGGACGTGTTCGTGAACACGATCTTGTTGCCGTCGGACAGGCCGTGGCCCGTCGAGGTGATCGTGTCCGTCGCCGACGTCGCGCCGGTCACCGCGGTGCCCTTGGCGATCCGGTTGGTGGTGATCGCCTCCAGCAGTCCGCGGGTCTTGCGGGCCGTGGCGTTCGTGGTCGGGTTGGAGTAGCTGCCGTTGATGAAGCTGTAGTTCACGTCCAGCGCGATCTCCTTCAGCTTCTGCGCGACCTGCCAGTCCAGCTCGTTGGAGACGGGGTTGGAGCCGTCCGTGCTGCGGAACGGCGCCGAGCCGGGGGTGGCGAGCTGCCCGATCGCAGCCTGCTTGGTGTACGAGACGCTGACCTTCTCCTGGTGGATCTGGGCGATGTTCCGCACGTTCGCCCGGGCGCGGCCCTCGGCGGTCGGAGCGGTGTCGCCCTCCACCTTGGTGCGCTGCGCCGGGTCGCGCAGGTCGTAGGTCTGCCACTCGAACTCGACGGCGGTCGTCATGCCGCCGCCCGTGAGACCGCCGATGGCCGACAGCAGCGGGGTGTCCTCGGGGGTGAGCGCGAACAGCTCGCCCGCGTAGTTGGGGAGGTTGAAGGTGGTGCCCATCCCGGTGATACCGGCCATGGCCTACTCCTTACGTCGTCTGTGCGGCCTTCTGCCGCTTGAGTCGAATGACCTCGGAGAAGTTCCGGGCCTTCGTGGCGTCCTCGATCTGCTTGTCGAGAGAGGCGCCCTGGTCGCCGGATCCGCTGCCGCCGCCCATGTCGCCGCCGGACCGGCCGGCGCCCTTGGGGGCGAGCTTGGCGAGCTTCTTCACGGCGGCCGTGATGGCGTCGTTGTCGACCTTGCCGTCCTTGTCGACGAACCGTGCGGTGTCGATCAGGTCGGTGGCGTCGCCGAGGTTCACGCCGGCCTTGGCGGCGGCGGCTTCGAAGCGCGACGCGGCCAGTTCCTTGCCGTGTTCGAGGGCGGCGGCCGTGCGGCCCCGCGTCTCTGCCTCTGCGACCGCCTTCTCTTGGTCGCTCATCTGGGAGGCCTTGAGCTTGTCGCGCTCGTCGGCAGCGTCCTTGTTCTCCTTGGCGCGCTTCTCCCACTGGCGGGCGAGTGCCTTCCAGTCGGTGGTGTCGCCGTCTCCGGAGCCTGATCCGGACTGCCCGGATCCCTGTCCGGACTGCTGTCCGTCCTGGCCGGAGCCCTGACCAGCAGCGCCGTCGCCGCCCTGTCCGGACTGGCCTTGCCCGTCAGATCCGGCCTGTCCGCTCGACGCGGATCCGGAGCCGCCGCCGCCCTCTCCGCTGCCATCCACGCAGAGGACCGGAGCGAAAGGGGGGAACACGTCCCGCCCGAAGGGGTCGAACCAGGTAGCCCCGGACATGCGGGCCAGCGTCTTCTTGCGCATGTTGATCTCCCGTGCGGGATGTCCGGCGGTCGCCGTGCGGCGGATGCCGGGAAACTTGGGGTCAGCGCGCGGCACCGATCTGCTCGCGCTGAGGCTTGCGGCGCAGGTACTCGTGCGCGGCCACGTGCTCACGTTGCGCGGCCTGCCACTTGCGGACGTACACGCCCGCGCGGCGGCGGGTCGGCTCGTCCATCGCGGCGGCCTGGGTCCGCTTCCAGCGGCGGATGTGCCGCTCGATCTCCCGCTGACGCTGCGTGTCCTCGTACGTCGTGCCCGGAGTCGCGTGATGCGGCGGACGGGTCGTCACGCCCGGCAGATAGGCGCTCAGCGAGTGCCGGCAGTTCGGGTGGAACAGGCCAGCCGCGCGGGCCTCCAGCAGGCTCCCGGCCACGTGCACCGCGACCGTGGGCGCTGGGCCCCGGAGGCGGAGGAGCCCCCGGCGGGGCTGCTGCGGCGGATCGAGGTGCTCGGCACGGACCGTGTGCGGCCCGGACGGCCCGGACAGCGAGAGCACCTCGCCCTCCCACTGGCGGCACAGCGGGCACTCCAGCGGGGCGTCCGACACGATGACCAGCCCCACGCCGATCTCAGCGAGTGCGTCCACGTGCCCGTCGACAGCAGCCCGCGCGGTCACCGAACGGACGGCCATCTCGGCGTAACTGGCCATCTCCCAGTTTCGGCCCGCCCGGTCCGTGAAGGCCGTGACGCCGCGGGCGGCGAACTCGTTGAGGGCCCGCTGCGCAGCGTCTCGGCGGGTCATCGTGCCGAGCAGCACGTTCCCGGACGCCCGCGCCACCACGCGCCGGTACCCGTCCACGACCGCGCGCGTGATCCGCGCGTACACCGGCCGGGTGTCCTGCGCCATGCTCGCGGCCAGCCGGTCCACGGCCGGAGCGTTCGGGACCGCCTCGCGGGCCACCAGCTCACGGCCGATGTCCAGCGCCCCCAGCTCGGCGACGGCAGCCTGACGGCCTCGGTTGTACGCCTCAACCAGGGCCCGGCGTACGGCGCCGTCGGTGTCGGTCTGGAGCGCGTCGGTGACCGTCTCGACTGCCGTACGGAGGTTCCCGATCGCGGCGAGCTTCAGCTCAGCCCACCGCGGCGAGCCGAGGTCCGCTTCGAGGGCCTTGGCGATGCGTTCGAGGAGCGCGGCCTCGGCGTCCTCGTACAGGCGCGCGACCTCGGTGGCGAGATCCTCGGCCATCGCAGGGGAGACCGCCATCGGCTACTCCTCTCCGGCAGGGCCCTCGTCGGTGCCGCCGACGGGCGGCGGGAACCCGGGACCCTCGGCACCGATCTGGGCGGGGTCGGCCACCTCCTGCTCGTCCTTCAGCCGGGCCACCTCCGCCTTGACGCGCTCGTCGTCCCAGTCGGGGTGGACCATCTGCACGAGCGTCTCCCGCGAGGCCGCCATCGCCCGCGACAGCAGCTCCGCCGTCTCAGCCAGTTCCTTCGGGCCCTCGGTGATCGAGTCCTGGAACTCCACCCGCGGCGGCTCCAGGGCGAGCCCATCGACGCGGAACCGTTCCCCGGCGAGCACCGCCAGGTAGGCGGAGCTGATCGCGGCGATCCCCGGGTCCCAGTACATGGCCTTCCGGCCCCGGGTCGTCATCGACCGGCGCTCACGGGCCTTGATCTCCGTGGCGGTCACCGCGGCCCCGTCTCCGGTCTCCCCGAACGTGGACGGCGAGTAGCCGGCCTGCCGTACGGCCTGCTCGATGAGGGCGCGGCAGGTGTCGGCGTGCTCCTGGACGCGGATCTCGAACTGGACGTCGGTGATCGGGCTCGGGTCTCCCGGGCGCGGCAGCATGCTCAGCCCGGTGTAGATCCGCCGCTCCTCAGACCATGCGGCGCCTTGGCCGGGGCCGAGGGAGTCGAGCATGGACTGGGCGACGATGATGCGGCCCTTGCCGTTCTGCACGTCCCGCATCCACGAGCTGTACGTCTCGTCGAGGGCGTCCATCAGGCCCTCGATGCCCTGGAAGTCGGACTGCCCCCAGTAGGCGGCGGTGGGGATGTGCCTCCAGGCGCGCGCGGGGCGGACGTTGGGCACGTACGCGGCAGTGAGGTGGTCCGGGGCGCCGGTGTCGAGGCCTCCCTCCGCGTCGACTTCGGTGGCGAGCGGCGCCGTGGCGGGGTGGTCGGCGAGCGGCCGGACGCCGCCGAGGCTGGTCGTCGAGCCCTCGTACAGGCCGTGGAAGATCCGGCCCTTCTCGTGGCGCTCCAGGTGCCGGAACACCCGGTTGTCGTTGCGGCCCTCGGTCTCCAGGACGGTCCAGAAGGTGACCGCGGCGAGGCGGCCGTACCGGAAGGTGGGAACGGCGCGGTCGGCGGCCACGGTGTCGATCCACGGCCGGTCGGACACCTCGTCGTCCCACACGACGCGCAGGTACGCGCCGCCGAGCGCGGCGCAGATCTCGCCGGCTTCGAGGAGGGTGGGCTGGAGGCCGTTCTCCATGAGCGCGTCGAGGGCCTGCTGTGTGGCGTCGCTGGCGCCCTCGGGGGCGAGGAGCTTGGGGGGCTCGGAGAACAGCAGCTCCGACGAGGTGCGGGCGATGTCCCCGGCGAGTGGGACGTGGAGCTTGTCGCGCTTCTCGCCCTCGGGGGTGGGGTTGCCCCAGAACCAGCGGGCGAGGCGGCCGACGACTCCGCCTCGGTGCTGGGAGGGCCGGTCGACGGCTTCGCGGTAGCCGCGGCCGGAGTAGCGGGCTTCGAGCCGGTCGGGGTCGGAGGCGTACCAGGCGTCCCAGTCGGCGAGGGCGTGTTGGACGCGGTCGTCGGTGGGCGGCCACGGGGTGTCTGCGGTGGGCAGCGGCACGTGGTCACCTCCCCAGGAACTTGCGCCAGCGGGCCCACAGGCGAGCGCGGCGGGTGAGTCGTACGGTCACGGTCATGACGAGGCCGCCCTCGGGGCTGTCGTGGGGACCCGAGGCGCGGGCGCTCATCCCTGTCCAGCGAGGGAAGGGCGGCACCCGGCCGAGACGCATCGTCATGCGGCCACCTCCAGGAGCATCGGGATGTGCGGCCGCCACAGGGCCTCAGTCGTACGGACGCCGTACCGCAGCGCGTCACAGGAGTGGTCGTCCAGCTTGATCGGGACGTCCTCGCCCTTCTCCGCCTTCTCGTCGTCCCAGCTGTAGCCGGGGATCTCCTCGATCAGGCCGCGCGCGGACTCGTGGACGAGGAGGCGGCCGGCGGAGATGAGCGATCCGACGGTCCGGATGCCGTCCAACACGGTGTTGTCGGCGGGGGTGACGCCGTGGACGCCGTCGCGGTGCAGCTGCTCGACGTACGAGGCTGCGGACGGGTCGACGACGGTCCACTCCGGCTGGACGCCGATCACGTTGGTCTGCGGGTGCGGCACCCCGGCGAGCCAGCGCTTGCGGGCCTGGCTGTACTCGGCGTCGGTCTTCTTCCGTCGCTCCGCGCGCGAGTCCCACCGGTACTCGCTGACCACATACAGCCGTTGGTCGACGCCCAAGCCGATCAGCAGGTCCGCGTACGGGTTCGTGGTGCCGTAGTCGATCGCGTCGCACAGCCAGCGCGCGATGTGCGGGACGTCGCGGACGACGTGCCGCGTCTCGTCGAACGCTTCGTAGATCGCGCCCTCGGCCTGCACCCAGTGCCCGAGGATGTTCCGTCGGTAGAACAGCCCGGTGTACGTCGCCTTGAGGCCGGCCACGATGGACGGCGCGAGGAACGGGTTGTCGTCGAGGACGAAGTGCCAGGACTTGAGCTGCACGGCCTTGGCGCGCTTCATGTAGTCGCGGCGGACCCAGTGCCCCGGGTTGTCCGGGTTCGTTGTCGCGAAGATCATCGATCCTTCGACCGAGCAGCGGGCGATCAGCTGCTCGAAGAACGGCTTCGGCAGCGTGGTCAGCTCGTCGACGTACGCGCCTGCGCACGTCATGCCCCTGATCTTCGGTTCGGCCTTGGCATCGTTCGCGCCGATCACGTGGACCGGCCGGCCGAGGATGTAGGCGATTGGCGCGCCCGGGTTGTACCGGACCTGGTGAGCCAGCGGGCCGAACAGCAGCGGGTTCATCAGGGGGGCGATGATGTTCCGATACAGGCTGTCGCGCGTGCGGCCGACCATGACCAGCTCGCCGCCCTTGGGCGCGGTCGCTACGTAAATCAGCCAGCGGACGAGGGACGCGACGGTCTTCCCGGACCGGACGCTCCCCTCCCACAGGTTGATGCGTGCGACGGCCTCAACGATCGAGACGACCTGCTTCGCGGACAGCGGCAGCGCATCAAGGAGACTCACCCTCCGCCTCCTCGCCGGCGACCCCCTCGCTGGCCCGGTCATACGCCACCTTGAGGCCGACCATCAGCTTCCCGAGCATGGACTCGGCGTCCTCAACGCCACCGTCGGAGTCGAGCGCTTCGAGCTTGGCGGCCTGGGTGAGGTACTGACCGACGGCGGTGGCGAGGGAGCGTTCCTCGGGCGCGGGTACATGGTCGAGCCGCTCGGTCTCGATGCCGTTGACCGTGGTGGAGGTGAACTTGTAGCCGTCGACCATGTCAGCTTCGAGGCGGTCGAAGATGCGCTCGGCTCGGGTGTACGCGCGGTCGATCAGGGCCGCGCGGCGGGCCTTGGCGTCGATCTTCTTCGCTTCGGTGGCTGCTGCGGTGGCGGTCCGGTCGAAGCTCAGGCCCTCGCGCTCGCAGTACTCGCTGACGGTGCGGGGGCCGCGGCCGATACGGCGGGCGATTTCGTTGCGGCCGATGCCCTGGGCGTGCAGGCGCCGGATCTCGGCGTGTTCTTCGGCGGTGACCGGGTTGGTGTTCTGGTTCGGCATGGTCACCTCCGGGCACGCAGAGGCCCGGCCGCACGGGGTGAACGGCCGGGCCAGTCAGTGGGGCGCGGTCAGCGCCGGCGGAAGAGGCAGACGAGTGCGGTGCGGTCGCCAGTCAGGGCTTTGCCCTCGGCGGCGGCCATGTTGGTGAGCGTCCAGCCCTGGCGTTCGATGGCTTCGATCTGCTCGCCGACGCCGGACATGAGGCCGGTGGAGCGGTGGCTGGCGTTGGCTTCGATGATCTTGAAGGTGAGGACGTGGCGGCCTTCGTCGTACGCCTTCTTTGCGGCCTGTTCGGCGGTGGCGGCCTTGGCGTCGTTCAGGAATCCCATGTGGTGCCCCCTGGTGCGTGCTGATGAGAGGGGGCCAGGGTTGCAGCGTGGCGTGCCGGGATGGGGCGTTGTGGCGGTTCTGTGACGAATGGCGAAGGCCCGCGCGGTGGCGGGCCTTCGGAGTGTTCGGGTCCGGGCACGCCGGACGTGGGGCCAGGATGACGCGTGATCGTCCGAAATGCAACTACGGGAGGCGCGTCACGACTCGGAGGCTTCCGCGACGCCCCACTCCTCGCACGCCGTGTCCAACTCGGCAGCGTGCTCCCACCGCTCCGCGGGCGTCGCCTGGTTGCGGCGCTCGATCAGGGCGCAGACGGACTCGACGACGTAGTCCGGCGAGGGGTAGCCGGCCGCGGTGAACGGCTGGCGTTCGCCGCACTGGCCGTGGGAGTCGACGAGCGGCGCCCACTCCCAGGACGGTCCGCGGTCGGGTTCACCGCCGGCGGCTTCGACGCCGGTGTGCCACTCCCAGATCAGGATCAGCCCGTCCGGCCAGCGGGCGGGGTCGGGGTCGAGGGTGATGACGGCGCGGAGGTAGCAGTGGCTTCCGCGGGTGTCGGAGTCGTCGGTGAAGTGATCGGTGGGCCCCAGCTCGGCGGCCGTGAGGGCGTCGCAGACGGCGGTGATGTACGGGTCGTGCGGCAGAGCGCTCATGGGTTGAGGGTCCTCTCTGGGTCTGACAATCGGGGGTAGACGGCCGGTAGATGGGCGGGTAGATGGCGGTAGACGAGCCGGTAGACGTGCAGGTCAGGCGGCGGTAGATGCGCCGGGAGACGCTTCCTGGGCGACGGCCGGGGAGGGGGCTTCGAGGTCCCTGCGGCGCACCCCCCAGGTCGGCACCCCGGCCACCTTCACGCGGGCGTCGTGGGGCACCCCGAGGCGCCCCAGATGCGCGCGCAGATCGGTGACCGTGCGGCCCTCCCACTGGCCGTGCTGCTGGAGGTGGGCGAGGACGGTGCGGAGGTGCACCCCGCTGCCGGTCCCCATGAGGTCGAGGAGGAGCGTCCGGACGGCCTCCACGTCGGGGGCGGTCGGGGCCTCCTCCGGCTCCTCCTCCGCAGGCTCGGCGGCGGGCTTCCCGGCGCGCCAGGCGGCGACCGTCCACCAGCCGGTGATCAGCCACATCGCCGACGGCAGGGCGCGCACGATCCGGGCGAGGAGGTACACGCCGAGGCCGAGGAGGGCCAGGCGCACGAAGATGCCGAGCACAGCCCTCCACCCGGTGAGGTCGTGGCGGCGGCCGCGGGCGCACCAGGCTGCGGCCCGGGTGCCCATGCGGCGGGCGTACGCGCGGGAGCCGACGGCCAGCCGGTCAGCGGCGCGCGCAAGGCGGGTCACAGGATCCCCGCCCCCTGCACGGCGGCGACCACGCCGTCACCGAGACCGTTGAGGGCCGGGGGCAGCCAGGCGAGGGCGCCGGCCACGCCCGCGGTGAGGCACAGGGTGGAGCCGACGTAGGCGCCGCCGAGGATGCGCCGCTTGTCCTTCTTCCCCGCGGCCTTGTAGGCGAGGACGACGAGGGTGACAGCGATGACGACGATGACGGCTCCGGTGGCTCCGAGGCCGGCGAGCTGGCCGGACGTCAGGCTCTGCCCGGAGGCGGTGCCGGTGGTGGCCTGGCTGGTGCGTTCGCCGACGCCGTTGCCGAGGGTGCCGGAGCGGGAGTGTGCCCAGCCGAGGATGCCGCCGGGGCAGGCGGCGGCGCAGGCGGCGGCGCCGAAGCCCTTGCCGAAGGCGGCGAGTTGGCTCATCTCGCGGTTGCCGGTCCACCAGGGGTAGAGGTTGCAGGTGAGGATGATCAGGGCGAACAGGAGTCCGCCGAGGGTGAGTGTGGTGGTGGCGGTCACAGGACGACTCCGGTCAGGGCGAGGATCGGGTCCCACCAGTGCAGGACGCCGAGGGCACCGAGGCTGGCGGTGACGAGGAGGAAGCGGGGCAGCCAGCGGCCGGTGCGCCGGTCGAGGGCCCATGCGGCGGTGAGGGCGACGGTGGCGATGACGTAGGCGGCGGCGATGCCGGCTTCGGTGCGGGCCTGGTGGACGGTGTGGGACCAGATGCCGACGGGGCTTTGTCCGTTGGCCCAGGGCAGGAGGGCTGCGAGGATCGCGGAGATCATGCGCCAGGTGACGAGCCGGTCCCAGAGGCGGGCCCACGGGCCGGGCGCGGGGTCGGGTTCGGGGATGGGCGCGGGTGCGACGGTGACGCGGACCTCGATCGGGCCCGGCGTCGGCGCGGGCGGCGGCCAGGGCGCGGCGGGC